GTCAAAAGGATTTATTACAATGCATTGGCTGTTTTTGAAAATATGTACGGGAATAAGTATTTAGGGGGCAAAGTGTCCTGCAATGAGTCAAAATGACCCGAAATGTCCTCTTTACAATGCTTTATTTTGAAAAAACAATGTGTTACTATATACTTGTAAAAATCCAATCCATCCAAACGTGAGGAGCGCTACCATAATGTGGTAGCGCTTTTCTTATGTGAAAAGAGGATACTAGTATGAAGCATGAACCTAAAACTGTGTACTGTCCCAGATGTGGTATAAGAGTAGGCAGATGGGACGGGCGTACATCAACACCAGTTATTTGCATTTGCAAAAAATGCTATAGGCGGGTTATCTATTATCCCGATAATGATGATACTGAACTGAAAGAGAGACCTGAAAGAAAATGTTCTTCAGGCCTTACTTATATGTAGGTGAAAACATGAATTTTACAAGAAACACAATGAAATTCCAAGACCTGGTTCATGGAGTTTATGGACGAAAAATAGCATATACGGATGTCGATAAAATCACACCACAGAATGTTGTAAAGGTAATTGGTGATTGCATTGGTGTTTTCTATGGGAATAAAATTGCAATCAGGTATCTGTGGCGCTACTATAAAGGTGATCAGCCAACTTTATACAGAACGAAGATTACCAATGAGGACATAACAAACAAAATTGTTGAGAATCATGCCTATGAGATTGTCCAGTTTAAAGTGGGTCAGACATATGGAGAACCTGTGCAGTTTATCAGCCGGAAAGATGATGAAGCTATCAACAAGGCTGTTGATGAGCTGAATGATTATATGGTTGATGCCAACAAACAGGAAAAGGATATTAAGGCTGGTGAGTGGCAGTCAGCTACAGGAACATCATTCAAGGCTATACAGCCAAAGCAAGGTGATGTTCCATTCCGAATTACAGCCCCTACTCCTATGAATACTTTCATGATTTACAACCGGAATACGGAAGAGCCGATTCTGGTTGTTCAGGAACTGAAAGATGAGGATGGTCGGTATTACAAGCTGGCATTTTCTGATACCATGTCCTTTAAAATTGTTAATAGTGATCTGGTAGAATCAAAGCTGCATACTTATGGCGGTATTCCAATTGTGGAGTATCCAAATAACCATGAAAGAATTTCAGATATTGAACTGGTTATTTCCATGCTGGATGCAATCAACAACATGCAGTCAAACCGCATGGACGGCATTGAACAATTTGTACAGTCATGGATTAAATTTGTCAACTGCGCAGTTGATGAAGAACAGTTCAAAAAAATGAAGATGAGCAGGGCACTGGTAGTAACGTCCATTAATAAGGACAATAAGTCTGATGTTGATGTGATGACACAGGAGCTTAACCAGACACAGTGCCAGGTTGCGAAAGATGATTTGTGGGATAATACGCTGTCAATTCTGGCCATTCCTACGAAGCAGAGCAATACCGGAGGCGATACGCAAGGAGCGGTACAGTTGAGAAACGGATGGGACTTTTCTAAAACCAGAGCAAAGTTGAAAGATCCGATTGTTAAGTCGGCAGAGAAAAGGCTTGCAATGGTAGTGCTGAATGTTCTGCGTGTTGCAGGTAACGGTTTGAACCTTACTGTTCGTGATTTTGATGTACAGATTAATCACAGTCCTCAGGACAACATGTATACTAAGTCACAGACACTGTTACAGCTTCTTCAATGTGGCATTCATCCGCTTGTTGCAATAAAGACTGTCGGGCTTTGGGGAGATGCAGAAAAGACCTTCCTTCTGTCTAAGCCATACGTTGATAATTTGTGGAAAACCATTGATGATGTGGAAGAACAGGAACGCAAAGCGCAAGAAATAGCTTCTCAAATGAATAGTGATCAGAACTCAAACAATAAAGCAACTACTGAGTAATTCTTGGCAGTTGCTATTTTTATATCAACTGTTTCCAAAATGGAACAGGTTCAAACCATTTTAGGAGTGCCATATGGCGGTAAATAAAATTGATGAACTGAATATAGTCGGACCGCTATCTTATGAGCAGTATTTTAGAGAAATGGAGATATCGGAAAAGGAAAAGAAAGACCGAATTCAACTTGCAAAAGATATGGAAGTGGCTTTTTTACTTCTGTTTGCAATGGCAGTACAAGATGATGAGAATGCAGACAGCTGTTATCAGTACATTGATGATAAATATTGTCAGATTGCCACAGAGTACATGGGTGTAAAAGTAACTCCGGCATATATTGCGGAATACGCTGCGCAGGTAACAAAGTCCATTGTTGATACCACATTGGAGAATATCGACAGTGAGTATTACTTGTCAAAAGAAAGAGCAATGCTTCTGGCTGCGAATGAAGCGAATTCTGTTGGAAACTATCGCGAACAGGTAGAAATGATAAAAAATGGATACCGGTTCAAAACATGGCGTACAATGAAAGACAATCGTGTTCGACACACCCATGTGAGACTTGATGAAAATAAAATAGGAATTTTTGAGCATTTCGATGTTGGCGATGCGCAGATGATGTTTCCGAGAGATACGTCATTGGGAGCTGATGCCTTTCCGGAGGAAATCATTAATTGTCGATGCTCTTTAAGATATACGAAAGATTAAGCAACCTTTTTAGGGTTGCTTTTTTCTTATAAAAATTTGCACCTATGCGGTAAATAGGAAACTCAGCAGGAGCGACCTGCGGGAACAAAAGCGTGAGTAATGGAGGTAATTTTTTATGACAAGGGAACAAATCTTAAAGCTTTTTCCAGATGCAACCGATGACCAGATTACAAACCTGTTGAATCAGAACAACAGTGAAGTGGCTAGGGAAAAAGAAAAAGCAAAGGCTTATAAAGCTGATGCAGACAAGGCGGCTGATCTTCAGAAAAAAATTGATGACTTGGAGGCTGGAAACCTTTCTGAGGTTGAGAAGGTCAACAAGGCTCTGGAAGCGGCGAATAAGACAATTGCTGACTTGCAGAAGAACAGTGCCATCAGAGATCAGAGAGAGGCTGCAATGACCAATTTTAAGATTACAGCTGAACAGGCCAAAACGGTTGTGAAAGATGACGGTAGCCTTGACTACGCTGAACTTGGAAAAATTATGTCCGATAAAGAAACGGCTGCTGCACAGGCAAAGGAACAAGAGATTGCTAAAAATCAGGAAATTCCGGGTGGTGGAACAGGCGGTAATAAAGCAAAAACAGATGCTGAAAAAGCAGCTGAGTCAATTGGAAAGTCACTTGCCGGAGTGAATGAAGCTGCAAAGTCAGTCGTAGATAGTTATTTATAGGAGGCAAGCAATGAAATTTACAGAGTCTAGTGTAACTACACAGAAAGAAATTTTAAAAAGAAAACTGGGCGGAGAACTGTTTGAAGAGATTACCCTCGATTCTACAGCTTTTACGGACCATGTTTGCAAGGCAGGAAATCCCATTGATGCTACTGGAAAAAAAGTAAATGCAGGATCTTCTGATGGGGCAGCAGTAGGAATACTTCTGACAGATGTATATGATTCAAACCCGAATGGAACTATTGTAAAGGCATTTGCATGTGTAAATGAGACCAATGCGAATACTAATGCGGGAATTACAATTGCTTCAGGAGTAAAAACAGCACTTCCACTTATTGTATTTGAGTAAATAAAAATGGTCATAAAGATTTGCGACCATAACCGTATTGGTAGAAAGTGAGGACATGATGAATATTAGAGATGCGTATAGCGCTAAAGCGATTGCACTCGTAAATACAGAAGTTGCAAGTAACAAAATTGCATATCTTGGTTCTGGATTATTTCCGGCAAAAAAGAAAATGGGACTTGATCTGAAGTGGATCAAGACATCTAAAGGCCTTCCGGTTTCCCTGGCACCATCAAATTTTGATGCTGTGTCTACTCTTAGAAGCCGTGAAGGTTTTAAGCTGACTGAAACAGAGATGGCATTTTTCCGTGAGTCCATGCTGATTAAGGAAGCAGATGAACAGGAAATTATGCGAGTTCAGGATAGCACGGACCCATATGCATCAGAAGTATTGAGCAGAATCTTCGATGATGCCAATACCTTAATTGACGGTGCCAATGTTGTTCCAGAACGTATGATTATGCAGTTATTAGCACCATCCGATGGACATCCTAAGATTTCCATTCAGGCAAATGGAGTAAATTATGCATATAACTATGATCCAAACAACACATATGCTACGAAGAATTTTGCTTCACTTGAAACTGCAACTGATAAATGGGACGATACTACTAATTCTGACCCATTAGATGATGTTGCTACTGCATTAGATGCGGTAGAAGCAGAAACTGGAGAACGCCCATCCATCATGATTGTTTCCAGAAAGACAATGGATTATCTGAAGCAGAACAAAAAAATCCGTAATGCTATTCTGGCACAAAATGTAACAGCTAACATTTTCATGAATGACAATCGTGTAAAAGAAGTATTCTCCAATGAGTTAGGAGTAAGCATTATTGTATACTCAAAGCAGTACAAGAATGAGGCTGGCACTGCTGCCAAATTCTATCCAGATGGATTTGCAACACTTATTCCTAATGGTGCATTAGGAAACACTTGGTATGGTACAACTCCTGAGGAAAGAACCCTTATGGGAAGTGGAGAAGCAGATGTATCAATTGTCAATACTGGTGTAGCTGTGGCAGTGACAACTACCAGTGATCCAGTACAGACAAAGACTACTGTATCTGAAATTGTACTTCCGTCCTATGAAAGAATGGATAGCACATATGTAATCAAGTGCTATTAATTGGAGGGCTATTACCATGAAGTTTGACCACAAAGTTAAATACAATGGCAAATGGTATCTTCCTGGTCAAGAAATTAAAGAAGTGGGTGAAACCGCTTCTTTACCATTTGACCAAAGGTTTACCAAAACAGAAATTAACAGAATGAGTACTGACGATTTAAAGTCTCTTGCTGCTGAAAATGGAGTTGTAGGATATGAATCTATGACAGGATCAGCACTGAAAGAGTATTTTATCGACTTGTTTGGGCTTTAGGAGGTTTTATGGCATATACGGTATTAGAGCAGGTAAAGATCCGGCTGAAACAATTTCATATCGATGATAGCTCCGGAACTGACATTACTGTGTTTGACCATAAAGAAGAAAATCCATTATTGGAGCAGCTAATTGTTCAGGCAACAGATGAAATCATGAGCAGGCGGATGTACCCAGAGAGTTATACAAAGGAACAAATTGAAAATGACATGAAGAAATATGAAAGTGTCATCGTAAATCTGACTGTGTATGATAGGTCGCAGGCAGGAGAGGCTTATATGGCATCTTATACAGAGAATGGAGTAAGCAGGAACTGGAAAGATCGTGATAGCCTTCTGACTGGGGTATATCCGTTTATAAAGGTTTTATAACTCCTCGATATCGAGGAGTTTAGAAAAGCAACCTATCTACCATGAGTAGAAATAGGAATCTGGTTTTTGCATGGCAATTACTAGTTTAGAAGATTGCGCGTTACGTTTTGTTGAGGTCAACAAGACGTAGCAGGGGCACACTTTTTTGCGGCGGTGGGCAGTGTGCAAATACAAAGGAAGGCGGTATATGATGTGACGATAGAAGTATCGGCAGCAATCGTAATAAGCGTGATATCGCTTACTTTTACTATCATAATGGGGTTAAAAAGCAATAAGCGTACTGATACAAAAGATGTTGAAGAACGGGTCAAAGAAAATACTCGTATTAACATGAAACTCGATAATATCAATTCGACAACGCAAGACATCAAGACGGAACTAAGCACAGTGAGAGTGGATCTGCAAAAGCATAATGATAAGTTGATTGTGCTTGAACAGAGCTGTAAACAGGCACATAAACGAATTGATGAACTTAACAGGCGGTTGAGCATTGATGAACAAAGAGAGGATAGGGAGTGATAATTATGGATATTACTCAAATCGGAACGTCATTAGCAATAGTGGTTATTTGTTATCTAGTGGGGCTTGTGGCTAAAACAATGGATGGAGTTAAGGATACTTATATTCCAGTCATAGTAGGTGCCGCTGGTGGTGTTCTTGGAGCAGTAGGAATGTATGTTATGCCTGATTTCCCAGCTAGTGATATTATGACAGCTATTGCAGTTGGCATTGTTAGCGGTTTGGCAAGTACCGGAGTGAATCAGATATTTAAACAGGTAAAGAAAGATGCTTGATATTAATAAGCAGAAAATGAAATGTTCCCGCAAAGGACAGCGTATCATTGTATATGAAAAAGAAGAAGATGGAAGCATAAAATACTACATTGATGGGGATGGGAATAAGATACCGATTATTGCTGATGAAAAAATTGGTTATTCCGAACCACAAGAGTTTTATGCAAACATCAGCAACAAACTTAGTGAGGTTCTTGTTAAAGAATTTGGTATTGATGATAGCAGCACTTATGTCCAGATTGTGACAGACAAAGGTTATCTATCACTGACTGCCGGGGACATGGTTTGGAAAAAGTCAGCTGTGGGATATGATGCTGATGGTGGCGTTGACCCACTGACTGCGGATTACACGGTCCGTGGTGTAGCTGACGAGGGGTTGACCGTAGACTTGTTCTTATTACAAAAAGTGGTGAAGTAATGACGGGCCATACCATAACGTTTAACCTTTCAGTTTCGTCCGTTAAAGCCGCTATAAAGGACTTAGAGGACTATAAAAAGGATTTGGCGAATAAGTGTAACATGCTTAGCCAAAAATTGGCTGAAAAGGGCGTGGAGATTGCCAAGGCAGAAATCATAAGTCTCGATGCTGTTTTTACAAGTGAACTTTTGGAAAGCATACATTCTGAAAAAACGGGCAGTGGGATATGGGCTGTGATAGCAGGAACTAACCATTGCGCGTTCGTAGAGTTCGGAACGGGACAAGTTGGTCAGTCTTCGCCATATCCATATGAGTTTCCGGATGGTGTTTCATGGGCTTATAATTCAGGGCGCACAATTCGGCAGGCTATGGAAGATATTGTCATCCATGGCAGCACATTTGTAAAAGCCGGCGAATATTACTGGACTTACATTGGCAAGGATGGGAAGCTGCATATCACAAAAGGCATGCCAAGCCGACCATTCATGCACAATACAGCAAATGAATTGAGGGACATTATAGAGGAGACAGCAAGGGAGGTGTTTGGCGCATGATAAGTGTAAATCAATGGGTATATGACCTTGAAAAGAAAATATTCTCAATCGTGAAATCCAGAGCGACTGAGAAGCTTTCTGGGAAATACCCGAACATTTACTTTACCGATATTGAGCAGAACACTTCTAAGGCCATCTTTCCTACAGTGTACCTGCATGAACTCCCTGGTGTTGAGAAAGAGCAAGACCTAGAAGGAATCAGCGTGAATGCAGTACAAGAAACGTTCCAGGTTGATGTCATCACTAATACAACTCAGAGTGATGCAAATAAGGTTATGGCAGTCATAGCCGATGAGTTTAAACGTATGTGCTTTCGGATAACTGCAATGCCGGAGCTTTCCGGTGACAATGGAACATACAGAAGCACTATGAGGGTGCGGCGCATTATTAGCGCAACAGATATTTTGTAGTAAAGGGCTTATGGCTCTTATTTTTTTATGAAAATTCAGGAGGTAAAAATATGGCTACAGGCTTAAAATCAAGGATTGCTTACAAAGAAACCAGCACTTCTGCAACTACAGGCGAGTATTGGGCTGGTACTTATAAGCTTTTGCTGAGAGCGAAGAGCATTCCGTCTCCATTCGGTTCTCAGAATATGGTAGACACATCTACACTGGAGGATCTTGTAGAGACTCAGGAAATGGGAAGACGTTCTGCTGGTTCCATGGAAGTTGAGGGTGCTTTTGAGAAAAAGTACAAAGATGAGATGGTGACCAACGAGGGCAAGAAACTGGACTTTATCATTCTGTATGGAACAGACGGTAAGGGTTCAGAGGGAATCTGTGGATTTATCGGTCAGGAGTCCTTTGCACCTGGCGAAGCATCCGATGATCATCTGACTGGTACTGCAACGGTATCTGTTCAGACGGTTCCGAAGTGGATTGAGGATGATTATGACGTTGCAGTAGTTGAGGATGAAAATGGTTATCCGACAAGCATTACATTAACTAAAAAATCATAAGTAAGATAAGTGGGGCATTCTACGGAGTGCCCCCTTTCCTATGTATACCATAGGGGAAAGGGATAAAAATGACTACAATTAAGTTTGGAGATAGAGAATTAAAAATTAAGTATGGCTATGAGGCTACAATCAAGTCTGGCATTATTCGTGATCTGATGAATATGGATAATATTTCAGGAGACATGGAGTCAGTGGAAAAACTTTTACTTTTCTTACCAGAGATGCTTTTAGTTGGTCTGCAAAAATTCCACAAAGAAGAGTTTGGTTATGAACCGGAAAATAAAAGTCAGAAAGACGCATGTCTGGAAAAAGTATATGCGCTTCTGGATGATTATTTTGATGGTGAAGATGGAGACATGAATACCTTGTTTTCTATTTTACAGAAGGAGTTGCTTGAGAATGGTTTTTTATCCAGAATGGCAAAAGCCAAAAAGCAGAAAACGTCTCAGGCAGTTTCGGAAACGGCAGAGAGCAAAAAGAATTAACCTGGCAGACATATTGTAAAGAAATACGTCCGTATTGGTTAATGGTGTCTAAAGGTTATGGATTGACAGTATCAGAAATAGACGAATCATGCCCGACTGATTTACAGCCATATGCTGAGGCTAATATGCTTGAACGTAAACATAGAGATGTAGAAGCATGGATGCAATGGGGTTCTTATGGGTTATCTGCCGTTGGGGTTGCAATTGAACGCAATTTGGCAGGCAAAAAGTCAAGAGCTAAGTATATCGAACATCCAGTATTGGATAAATACAAAGATAGCTCTGATAACGGTAATGTCGAATCTAATGAGGAATGCGCTGTCTATGAAATGAAGCAGAGAATTAACTTGCTAAGGCAAGCTGGTCTTCCTGAAGGGCCGGATTAAAGGAGAATCTATGAATGAGCGTAGTTGACAGATTAATAGGAATTGCAAAAGCAGAAGTTGGATATCTTGAAAAAATGTCAAATGATATTTTAGATAGTAAAACCGGCAATGCAGGTAGCAATAATTACACAAAGTATGCCAGGGATATTTATCCGTCACTTCAAGGTCAAGCGTGGTGTGATATGTTCGTAGACTGGTGTTTTGTACAAGCCTTTGGTTCAGTAAAAGCTAAACAATTGTTGTGCGGTGGCTTTAGCGCTTATACTCCTACGTCTGCACAATATTTTAAGAATAAGGGCCAATACCACAAATCTGATCCCAAACCAGGAGATCAGATTTTTTTCCGCAATTCGTCAAGAATATGCCACACCGGAATTGTAATAAAAGTTTCCGGTGGAAAAGTCTATACGATTGAAGGTAATACCAGCAGCGGTGCAGAAGTTGTCGCTAATGGTGGTGCCGTCTGCGAAAAATCGTATAATCTTAACAACAGCAGAATTGATGGATATGGAAGACCAGATTGGACCCTTGCAGAAAGTAATTCATACACTGTTGGCTGGAACCATGATAGCAATGGTTGGTGGTATGCAGATACGAAATCAACATATTGCAAAAATTGTTGGAAAGTTATCAACCATCATAAGTATTATTTCAACAAAGATGGATATGCAGTAACTGGCTGGCAAGAGATTGGCGATAGTTGGTATTACTTCGAGCCTAGATCAGGACATCCATATGAGTGTGCATTGTACTTGACAAATTCAGATGGCAAACAGGATGTGGGAAATTTTTAAGTTTTAGGGAGATAGGTGTAATTGCTTATCTCCCTTTTTTTGTTTTCAGAAAAGAGGTGTCAAATGGGAGCAGAAATAGATTCTCTTGAAATAGCGGTTAAAACTACTGCGAATGAAGCAAATAAGAGCCTTGATGGATTGATAAAGAAACTTGGTCTCGTGGCGGAAGGACTTTCGGCACTTACAAAAGATTCAGCATTATCAGATTTTTCAAAAAAGATAGCTGATCTTTCTAAAAGTGGAGGGCTTGATAAAAGTGTAAAATCTCTTGGAAATGTTAAAAGTGCTGCTACCGCCGGAAATAAATTAGGAAAAAGTTTTGCAGACAATATTATCCGGGGATACAAGATTAAGGATAAGGAAGTCCGGGCAAATATTCAGGAAATGGCACAATCTATTGCCAGAATGAATATTGGTGAGATTGCATCTGGAATGGACAACCCAGAACTTTTGAAAACTTTTGATAAATTAGGCGATACGGTCAAAAAGAATGCACAAGTTTTGCAATCTACCACTGGCGAATATGAAAACTTTTTTAATTATTTCAAAGGTTTAGGGAAAATTGATATTCCTAAAAATGTCATTGCCGAACTTGGAGATGATTGGAAAAGTTTACGTACTACTGCAATGGGATCGTTTAGTACCGATGGATCTGGAATTGAAATAGATTCTATTTATCAGGAAATGTCTGATAAATTTAAGGATTTATTTTCTGGTACAGAGGACCAGACGCAGCAGTTTAGAGAAATTATTGCAGCGGTCAAAGCCGCCAGATTAGATGCTACTAGACTGGTATCTGCTGGTTCAGAAGGCGCAAATTTCAATGAAGATGACATGTGGAGTGACTTGTTTGAGGGCATGAAAGAAATGCGAGGAAAAATGGTTGCTCAGATGTCAGGTTTTTCAAAAGATATATCACGCACTGCTGAAGAAATCAGAGAGCAGTATGCAGACTTGGGAAAAGATTTTACCATGTCTGGAAATGAGAAGCAGATTGAAAATAAAATCACTTCTTTAACTAACAGTCTGGAAAATGCAAAGCTGAAACAGCAAGAACTAGAAGCATCTGGAAATACAGATGGCAAGACCTATGAGAATACTGTTGCAAGCGTTGTAAAGTATGAGAATCAGATTGAATCTCTTACCGCACAGCTGGATAACATGCGTGAATCTGCACGTTTAGCGGCTGAGGAAGCTGCAAAAGTGACTGAGAAACAGGCAGCAAGCACAGGGCCTAATCCTAATGTGTTTACTGGCACAATTAATGGTGCATCATCAGAAAAACTTGATGATATGTTTGATAATGATGATATATCGTCATATTTTGGAGATAACATTGAAAAAAGCGCTTCTGAAGCCCGAGAGGCTGTAAAAGTAGCTGCTTCTGATATGCAATACAATGCAGATGCTATGGCTCAAACGTTCGGCGAGTCAGCTGCGCAAATTAGGGATTGGGCACAGGCAGTAAGCGAATATGGAAAATCTGCTGGAAAGACGTTGAACAATCCAGAGATGTTCCAAGATAAAGGGACAAGCGTTGAGAACAATACAGATGTATCACAGGAAATTGAGCAAAGTGCAGAAACAGCAAGGCAAAATATAAGCAGTTTATCTGGTCAGCTGCAAAATATGAAGAATTTGATTGGCGCAACGTTAAAAGACTTGTGGACTGGTGGCATTAGCGGTGTGGCTAGTAAGCTTGCAATTATTGGTTCTGCTGTTGGCACTTGGCTTAAGAATGGCCTGGACTCTATCCCTTGGGATGGAATCCAGGAGTCTGCCAGAAAGATTGCATCCAGTATTGGAACCTTTATTAATGGCTTTGTTGAAACTGAAGGACTGGCAACTTCAATCGGTACAACCATTGGTCAGGGAATTAATACAGCTGTAGACTTCGCAAATACGCTTCTTGATGTTACGCATTGGGACTCTATTGGAAAATTTATTGGTGACGGTCTTAATGGAGCTGTCAATTCTATCCAATGGGACGAACTGGGGCAAATGCTTGCAAATTTCCTTAATGCTGTTTTTGAAGTGGCCGGAAATGCCGCAACTACATTTGACTGGACAGATTTAGGAAGTAGCCTTGCACTCGGTTTAAATACATTTGCATCAACTTTTCAGTGGTCTCAAAATGGTGCAGATTTAAGCTCATTGGTAAATGGTTTACTGGATACACTTATTACATTTATTGATGAAACAGACTGGGCTGCTTTCGGCGAAGGAGTCGTGGACTCTATTGAAGGAATTGATTGGGGAGGTTTGGCAGAAAGGCTTACAAACACTGCGGCATTGATTGTTGAAAGCATCTATAATTTTATTATCGGTGCGCTTACGACAACAAATTGGCAACAGATTGGTATTAACATTTTTAATGAATTGTTTAGAATTGTTACTACATTCGATTATGGAACGCTTGTAACTACAGCTTTCACATATTTAGGTGCAGTTTTTGGAGCTGCTGTTGGATTAGCACAAGGACTTGCGCAAGCAGTATGGAATGTGCTTATATCTGGATTTAATGCGACTAAAGCATATTTTGATGCTTATATTCAGGAAGCTGGTGGAAATATTGTTCTTGGTTTGTTTAATGGAATTACTAATGCATTAAAATCTGTTAGCCAATGGATTCAAGATAATAGAG